TAGAACCAATGCCATCGATATTACTACCGTAGCCATTAGTGTGTAAGTGTTGTGTAGTATAACATAATATCCCATTAATAGAGATATAATACCTAGTAGTAACCATGTAATACGTTTTATTATACTGTTTTTCATCTATCTATGTGTTCATTACTGAGCTATATGCTATATTATATACCTCTGTAAGGTCCATTCTAGGGTTTTTCTTGCGTATCTCAGCTACTTCATCTAATAATTGTGTTCTTCTGCCATGTTCATGGGCACTATATACTAAGTCTTCTATTTGTGACATACTCTCAGATCGTTTATATACATTAAGATAAGAACTTTTAGTGGGGTTTCCAACGAATACCGAGAAAATTTTTTAGCAAATTTTTTTGTATATAGGGTTTTTTCTTCGTATATTGTATTTATCCTATTTATAACAAAGGATAATGAATAAACTAGACCCACATACATTATTTTCTATCTTCGAACAAGGAGATGAAGAGGTATATAAAGAGCATAACCAAGAAGATGTTCTAAATAATCCTTTTGTACTAATGAATATGGTTACCAGAGGCCTTGAGAACTATGAATTAATGTGTGCTCTATACATAAGGAACTACCCAAAGGAGTTTATAAGAGTAGAACCTACTATTAAACTTAAGTATTATACCAAGCTATACGGTTATTTACTAAGAATTAACATAGATTCTATAGAAGATATATACGCCATTGGTGATAGCTATGAAAGAAACAATGCTCAAACAGGATTACAAACCTTATTAGATTACTTTGAATTTAAAGAAGAGTATGAGAAGTGTGGAGTCTTAGTTAAGTACATACAAGTATTAGTATTAGAAGAGGTAAAAAAATTAATAAAATAGTCACTTAATTAGTTGCCTCACATAGTTATTTTTCGTATCTTAAGGTATAAGATAAAAAGATAAAGGTTATGGCAAATTCAAACACATTTTCAATTTCTAATCAAAGTCAATTCGATGATACTCTTATGTGGGTTTCAGATCTATACAAAGACGTATATGGCATGAGACCTAGAGGGTATAACTTCCACAATTGGTCTTTCCAGGAGTTAACTGATTTCGTTAATGACCTATCTGAGGAGAATACCAGACAGATAGAGGAAGAGAAAGCTTTCGAACAGAAGGCCCTTAAAGACGTTATGTCTGTAGGAGCACCTGATAAGAAGACTGCTGCTAGATGGTTAGATCAAGCCGATGCCTATTTCATGTATGGGGATGATGAATTCTATGTAGATCATATAGAAAAGTACGGATGGGTAGCTAAACAATTCGGAACATGTTAGATATAAATCTTCGCGGCAACTTGCGCGCGTTTCGCGCGGCGGCCTACGGTATTTTACTCACCCTCACCTTTCCCCTACAAGCCCAATCTATTTTCATTACTGAGCAGAGGGTTGAAGCGGATGTAAAGGTATATGTTACTAAACATAGATCAGATGCCGACTTAATAGTATTTAAAGCCACATACCAGTTTGATGCTAAAGGTAACGAAGGAAGGTGGTATTTTGTTGATTATGAGTTCGAAAGCGATAAAATAATACATTTTGTTAAATATAGATCGGATTCAGACGTTAAAATTTACTATTCTCCTTATAAAACCGATGCTAAATGGAGAAATTCGGAAAAAAAGAAACTTTTTCATTAAAACAGTTGGAAGTCTGCCTTAGATTTAATATCTTAATATATGTTATATAATAAAGTTAATAAGATATAATAAAAAATATATATAATTAAATATAATATAAAAATAATATAATAATTTATATACTAAAATAAATAATAATAATAATTTAAAACGGTTATCTATGTTAAATGCAGAACAAATATCAAAAAACTACGAAAAACACCTTAAAATAGTAGATACTTACATTGGTGATAGGACCGATGGTATTAAATCTATGCTTCACCATATGCAAGAAACCTATATGATGGCTCCTGCTAGTGGAAAGACTTGGTATCATAATGCTTTTCCCGGAGGTTATGTAGATCATGTTAATAGAGTCGTACAATATGCGGTAGAACAACATAGATTATACATAAAAATGGGTGGAACAGTAGATTATTCGGAAGAACAATTAGTATTTTCTGCACTATTTCATGATTTAGGTAAAATAGGAGACGGAGATAAACCAAATTATATACCTCAGACTGATAAATGGAGACAAGATAAGCTATCAGAAATGTATACTTTTAATCCAGATCTAGATTTTATGCTTATTCCAGATAGATCTTTATATATTTTACAGAAGTTTGGAATAAAAGTAGATCAGAAAGAGTTTTTAGGTATTAGATGTCATGATGGAGTATTTGATAAAGCTAATGAAGCGTATTTCTTTAGTCATGTTGAATCATCTAGACAGAAAACAGCTTTAATATCAGTATTACATACAGCAGACTTCTTAGCTTCTAAGGTAGAATACGATATGTGGAAGAATAAAGGAGGTAATTCACAACCTAAAACTAAGAAAACTAATTCATCAACAGGTAAAAGAGTAAACTCCTCAGCAGGACTCTCTAATTTACTTAAAAATATTTAAAATGAACATCAATCCTACAACTTTTTATATAATAGTTACAATTATAGTTGCTACCACGCTTATTTTTTCTTATATTATTAGAAACCTATTAGTAAAATTAGAGAAATACGAAGATATTGCTGTAGATCAAACAAAATATTTACAGAATATATCAGATTTAATAGGTAAATCACAAAAGCACCTTAACAAACTCGATGAACGTGGGGTTTTCAAGTCAGATGATGAGGTCGGTTATTTTTTTAAACAAATGCAAAATGTGCAAAAAGAGCTAAACCGATATATGCTCCCTCAAAATTATGGCAAGAAAGAAAAGCAAAGCTAATTACTTTACAAAAGAAACCGAAGAATACATAGTAAGATATAATACCTCAGAAGATAACCGATATAGGAACTCCATCTTTACAGAGCATATATATTACCCATTTTACAAGTTAGCAGAGAACATTATACATACTTTTAAGTTCTATTACACAGATGTGGATAAGATAGAAGACTTGAAGCATGAAATTGTTTCTATGTTATTAGAAGAAAAGATAATGAAGTTTGACCCTACTAACGGAGCCAAAGCTTACTCTTACTTCGGAACTATAGTAAAAAGGTGGTTAATCAACTACAACAATAAAAACTACAAGAACCTTAAGAAGATAGGTACCTTTGACGAAATGTATGACGGGTATGAAACCAAGATGCAAGTTGACGAAGAACATGCTATTACATTAGGTCAATTCTTAGATATATATGTTGAAAACACATATGAAGATCTAGATGAGTTATTTCCAAAAGATAATGAAAAACGTATCGCAGATGCAATACTTACTATATTTAAGACAAGACAGGATTTAGATATATTTAAAAAGAAAGCATTGTACATTTATATTAGGGAGATGACAGATTGTGAGACGCCTCACTTAACTAAAGTTGTAAATAAACTTAAAGAAGAATTCTACCTTTTACATGATACCTATAATAAAGTGGGAATGATTCGTACAAAAGTACTTTAAATCTATTTATAAGTAAAGACTTATTATGGACAGTAGTAAAGAAATATTTAAAGGTAAATCACTATCTGACCTATTTGGTGAAATATATGACAATTCAAGAGAGACTAAAACACAGGTTAAAGCATTAATCGGTGAACTTAAACCTCTTATAGAGAATATAGGAGATGCTACTCTTATTGTTCCTATGATTAAAGAATATATGGAAATAGGAGTTAAGAACGATGAACACTTAATTAAATTAGCAACAGTAATTCAGAGAATAGAAGCTATACAAGCTAAAGGAGATGGATCTGAAATATTTGATTTTGAATCATTACAAGACTTATTAGAAGAAAGCGAGAACGTACAGGAAGAAGTTAAGAACATATCCGAAGAAGATAAAGAAGAATGAGCCTAAACCACAGTAGTATAAAACGTAGAACATCTACGACTTCAATAAATACCGATACTAACGAAGAGTTTATTGGTAGAGTTGTAGATATTATTCTAGATGATAAACATCCAGAGTATGCTAAATACGGGTATAGTGACAGTATAGGTTTAATAAAATACACTACATTAGGAGTTAGGGGGTCATCAAGTGAAGAGGTAGATGAAGAAGAGTATGCAGGAATAGCTGTACCTCTTCGTAGAAATAGTAACCTTTATCCACTAAAGAATGAAGTGGTAATTCTAACGATAGGTCCAAGCTTTAACGTAGAAAACCAGTCATCAAGAGGTAAGGTATACTACCAAACAGTAGTTTCTATTTATAACCACACCCATCATAATGCTCTACCTCCTACTACAGGAAGCAAAGGAGTGAACATAGGTGAAGGTATAGATGAACAAAGCAGCTTAGCACCCCTACAACCGCTTCCTGGTGACCATATAATAGAAGGTAGACTAGGACAATCACTACGATTCTCAGGCGGATTATCAGAAAAGAGTACCTGGACTGACGATACAAATAAAAATAAACCTATAACAGTACTGAGGAACGGACAAAGAGAAGTCGAAGGAGGCTTTACTAGTATTATGGAAGACATAAATGAAGATGCTACTTCTATATACTTAACCTCTAACCATATGATACCTCTTACCTTAGCTAGTAATAAGAGAGATACATACGATGAAAAACCAGACAACCCGATAAATTATCAAGGCTCTCAACTACTACTTAACTCAGATAGACTCACTTTAAATGCTAAGAAAAGTGACATACTTATATCAAGTGCTGAATCTATAGGTTTAAACTCTAAATCAGCTCACATAGACGCCGATGATTATATGTGCTTTGATGCAGATAAGATTTATTTAGGTAGACAAGCTAGAGCAAATTCAGGTGCTAACAAACAACCTGTTGTACTAGGACATAGAATGGAAGCATTCTTACAAGATGTATTAGATCAATTGATAGCCTTATCTAAAGCTATGGGTAAAGCTAAGACTATTAAAGGAGAACCTATACCAACAATAAACCTGAGAGGAGCATCAGCAGAAATAGTTATAAATCAACTCAAAAGACAACTCAACCCTAAAGGTAAAAGTACATTAAAATCTAATAAAACTTTCGTAGAATAATGCCATGTAGTATACCTCCATCGAATCTCGCCCTCTTTATAGCTAAGTATTTAGCAAAACTAGAAGCTTTTATTATAGCTAAAATTTATGAAGAGGTAAATAAGATAATAGAACGTCTAATGGGACAGGTATGTCCTCCTGTTGAAGAAATAGAAAAACTACTAGCTTTAAGAGATAGTTTAGTTAATATGTTAAACGGGTTAGAAAAGAAAATAGAACCTATAAAGAAGTTTGCAGATATATTAGATCCTCCTATTAAAGCAGGAAAAGCAACCGTACTAGTATTGGAGTTAATGTCCCTACCGGGTACCATAGGTATACCACCAGGTCCAGCTGGAGGTGTTATCTTTTCTATATCAGTAGGTGCTCAAAATAGGTTCGCACAACTATTAAACTTAGCATGTCAAATAGTAGATTTGCTAGCTAAAGATCAACAAGCTATTAAAGATTTAACAAGTATTAGCTTTGATGGGCTTGAACCAATAAAACAAAAACTAGAGAGTATAGATATTAAACTATTCTCCTGTGTAGATGCTTTACCTGAAGATGAAAAGAAGAGGTTGCTTGATTCAATCGACAATTTACCCTCTAACGCAGGTCTACTAGGAACAAGTACTACAGACTTAGACGGTACCCTTAGGTACTTCTATAAAGACTATACGATAGTAATAAAAGATGACGAAGAAACATCATTAAGTGTAGCAAAAAGAAGGTACGCACAAGTTGAAAGCGCTACCGGAGTTGTACTTATGAGAGGACCATCCTCTTTCAGTTCTTCAACAAAAGTACTAATAGACGAAATAAAATTCAGAATTAACAACCAACTTCCATAAACTAACTATTTATTAATATGAAACTAGATCAATTACGAAAAATTATACGTGAAGAAGTCAGATCAGCTGTGAAGGAAGAGTTACAAGAAGTAATGAACGAAGCAGTAAAAGCAGCAAGTGCGCCAAACACATTGGCAACACCTACTAAGACTATTCAGGTAGAAACTCAAAAGCCTTCACCAACCAATCCGGTGATGGGTAAAACATCTTTAGATGAAATGCTACAGATGACTAGAAACAACATGACAAACGAAGAATATAAAACTATATTTTCTGGAAACGCAAATAATGCAATAGGAGGCGTACCTCAAGTAAACGGTACTCCAAGACAGAATGTAGCAAATTCGATAGCTAACCAGATGAACATCGGTGCAGGAGGAGGAATAGATATATCTCAATTAGATTTTGTAAAGAAAGCAGGAGCAGTATTAAAAGCTTCTAACGAAAAAGATAAACAAAAAGCAGGAATAGTATAATATGGCATTTGACGCAAAAAGAATTAACCCTATAGACCGACAGCCTAGAAAAGCAGTTGGAGTATCTCTGCCATTTTCCGGCAAAGCAGTGTTTAATTCTACTTTTGAAACGAAAGAAGCTATAAAGTCTAATATT